ACTACTGTTATGATGCTTTATTTTATGCTGCAATGATGGAAGCAACAATGTACATGAAGGATTGGAATACAATTGCTTCGTGGCAACAGCAATATGAAGCAGCAATAATTACACTTAGAAACCAAGCTAGAAGGACACGTCAAGATGATATGGCAGTTGCTGCATCACCTGCTGGTGGTCCTGATACATTACAAGTAGGGAGTCCATAATTATGTTAGGAATAGCAAGAGGTTTAACTCGTAAAGCTTTAGGAGCTTCTCGTAAAGCACGTAAATCAAAAGGTAAAAAGGCTGCTGACCTTATGACACCATCATCAGTAGCTAAACCTATGTCACAAGGGGAATCTAAATTAAAAGGAACTGGAACACCTACTTCTGGTGATATACCAGCTTATAGAGTAACTGTTGCAAATCAAAATAAAAAGGGTAAAAATCTTACTAAAACTATGAAAGATTTAGAAGCAGCTAAAAAGAAATTAAAAGTATATGAAGAAAAGCGTGACTCTTTAAAAGGTATAGATAAAACTAAATTTATTGCTAAAAAATCAAAGCAAATTACTAAAGATAAAGAAAATATAAAACTATTAAAATCAAAAATTAAAAATATGAAAGATAGAGATATTGTACCTAAGATGGGTGGTGGTAAAGTAATAAAGAAAGATGTGGGTGGTAAAATAGAAAGAACAGAAACACCTGAACAAAGACACTTACGAAATAGAAAAAAACTAAGTACTAATCAAGAAAAAGAACTAAATAAACGTCTTAGAGCAATTGGTATTGGGAGAAAATCAGGTAATATATCAGGTACTTTGCGTCCTGGTTTAAGAGCAGCAGGTAAATCTGCAGACAAAAGAGAATCTAAAGTTGATAGGTCAGGTCAAAAAAGGGCAGCTAAAACGATAGCTAAAACAGGAATGAAGGCTTCACCAATGGCAGGAATATCTGAAGTGCTTTTTGGAGATTATGAACTACCTAAATCTAAGAAAAAAAGAAAACCTTCTATGGAAGGAGATATGATAGACCTTAAAGGTGGTGGTAAAATAAAAGGTTACAAAAAAGGTGGACCCATTACTTATCGCATGTCAGGTGGTCAGGTAGTCGATAATAGTTATGATTAATAGGTCTAGTGCAAAGCAACAGATTATGAAGTCACCAAAGAAACGTAAACCAAAACTAGGGAGTGGAGCTAGATTCAAAGCTCTGACAACGAAACTAAAGAAACGTGGAGCAAAAAATCCTAAAGCTCTTGCTGCATATATAGGTCGTAAGAAATATGGTCCTAAGAAAATGGCAGCAATGGCAAAGAAAGGTAGAAAGAGGAAATCATAATGGATAAGAAAACTGTAGCGGTTGTAGAACAACCTACTAAAGTAGAAACAAAACCTGTACAAGAAGATAGTAGTCTTGGAATAGGTATAGTAATTATTGCAGCTATTTGTATAGGTGCATGGTTTATCTATAAAAAATGTATAAAGGAGAAATAAAATGGCTGGACCCCATACTCTTATTAAACGTCCTCATAACCTAGATGAGATTGTAGGCAGACCTACAGGACAAGGGTATGGGGCAGCACGAAAAGGACCAGATGTAAAAGGTCCACCCCAAGATGTTGTAGTTGATGAAAACTATGATGAAAGTAAGTCTTTTAAAGTGGAGACTTAATTATGGCAGCATTTGCTACTAAACTTGTTTCTAAAGTAACTAAACCAAAAAGAGGCCGTCCTAAAAGACGTAGAGGACCAAAGCCAAAACCTAAACCAGAGGTTGAAGCTAAGAAACCTGTTGCTCGTAAAAAGAAAGAGAAGGTTGTTCGTACAAAAGCTGAACAATCTGAACTTAATAAGTTAATAAGGCAACAGAAAAAGGATGAAGTAGCTGATACTAAAAATCCTCTGCCAAGACGTAGAGCTACAGGACCAGAAGATGCTGTACCTGTAGAACAAGGTCCATTGCTTTCTAAGGTTCAGCTTCCTGAAAAAATGTCTAAGGCTCAAGCTCGTAGACTTATTATGCAAGGCAAAGCTAAAGTAGTAACTGATAAAAATGGTAAAAAGAAATTAATTTCTACAGGTGAATATGCACCTTCAAGACAAGTTATAGCAGAAGAAATGGGTCTTGGTGGAAAAGGTAAACTACCTACTGAAGCAGAGCTTGATGCAATGGGTGGTTTTGAAATTAGAATGGGTGGTGGTAAAGTAAAACGTAATATGGGTGGACCTGTTCGTGGAGTGGGTGCAGCTAGACAAGGTTTTGGTAAAGCTAAATACTCTGATAAAATGTACTAATGGTTGATGAAGATTTTTTAAAACGATACAGAGAGTCTGTAGATTTAGGTGAAGATAATTATAGTTTAATAGATGAGAGTTGTGTTAAACCTATTAAAAAAGATTATACATATTGGGATGATTATTGGGAAGACCTTGTAAGATATTTAAAAGAAAAGTATAAGTATACATATGGTAGCAAAGCGCAGAAAAAGTAATATGAAAGGGATTACCATTGGTAGGGGTATGAAGCGTCCTACCAAGGCTGGTGCTGGTATGACCAAGAAAGGTGTAGCCAAGTATCGTAGACAGAATCCTGGTTCTAAATTAAAGACTGCTGTTACTGAAAAGAAGCCTACTGGTAAACGTGCATCAAGACGAAAATCATATTGTGCTAGGTCTGCAGGGCAAATGAAGAAGTTTCCCAAGGCTGCTAAGAACCCTAACAGTAGACTAAGACAAGCAAGAAAAAGGTGGAGGTGTTAATGCCAAAAGGTAAAGGCACATACGGTTCTAAAGTAGGAAGACCAAAAAAGAAGCCAACTTCTAATCTTCTTACGATAAGGCAAAGAGAAGCTTTAAAAAGACATGCAAAACATCATACTGCAAAACACATGACTAGTATGAAAAAAGCGATGAGAGGTGGAAAAACTTTTGGTGCTGCTCATAAAGAGGCAATAAAGAAAGTAGGTCGTTAATGAATATTAATGATAAATGTGATAACTGCAATTGTGATAAAGAAGAATGTGATTGTTCTTGTGAAAATTGTAAATGTGGTGAAGAATAATGGCAGTATCAGGTACATATAATTTTAATCTTGACATAGATGAAGTAATACAGGAAGCAATGGAAATGATTGGGGGAGAGCAAACCCTTGGTCATGAACCTGCATCTGCTAGACGTTCTATAAATCTTATGTTAAAAGATTGGCAAAATAGAGGTGTTCTTCTCTGGAGTACTTCTGTTTCTTCTGTAACTGTTGCTGCAAGCACAACAGCCTATGATTTATCTTCTTCTACAGTAGATGCTCTTGAAGTTGTACTCAATAGAGATGATACAGACTTACAACTAGAACGTATATCTCCTGAAGAATATTTATTAATACCAAATAAAACACAAACAGGAAGACCTTCTCAATATTCAATACGTAGAGGAAGAGCTAATCCTGTTCTTTCTTTATGGCCTATACCTGAAAATTCTACTGATGTTTTAAAGATAGAAGTTATTAGTGAACTACAAGACGTAGATAAGTCAGCAGGACAGAATGCTGATTTACCAAAAAGGTTTTTACCTTGTCTTACATGCGGTCTAGCATATCATATGTCAATGAAACGGCCTGGTGTAGAAGCTGGTAGAATAACAATGTTAAAAACAAACTATGAAGAAACACTTGCAAGGGCTATGCAGGAGGATAGAGAAAGAGCGACTATGAAAGTTGTTCCAAGATTAAGGTATGTATAATGGCAAAAAAGAAACGTGGAGCAGGATTAAAAATTGGCGATTATAGTATTTCAGGAAGTATGATAAAGCCTACAAGTAAATATGGAGATTCAATTCCTAATAGAAAAACACTAGAATTTGCTATTGATAATTTATTTGGTGGTGCTAAGTTAACAGGGTCAACTTCAAAACAAGGTAAGAGTAAACAAGGGCGTATAGATTTTGAAATCCCTATAAGTAAAATGCCTATACTTGGCCCATTATTAGGTTATAAAAAGAGAAGCAAAGGTGGTCAAATAAAAAGACCTAAAGGTGTTAAGATTGCCCAACGTGGTTTTGGAAAGGCAATGAAAAATGGCAAGCAATAAAAACGCATTAGCAATGTGTGATACATGTGGGTTTGTATATCCACATAGAGTAATGCGTTTAAATAGTTATCACATGATAACATGTCCAGATTGTTTTGAAGGACAGTATGACTTAGAAAATCACCCACAAAATAAAGTACCCGATGTACGAGATAACCCTGCTATACGTGACCCAAGACCTGATGATGGTGGAAGAGGTCTTACATGGCAACAAGCAACAACCAAATGGGAAGACACTGACAACTGGTGGAATACAATATGACAGAATTAACAGGAAAATTAATATCAAATAGTTATAAACAACTACTAAAAGTTGGTGTAACTGCTAATACTGGCGTTAGTGCTGGTCTTCAAACTATTGAAACTGGAGATGGAACTGATAGTTCTTTCCAACTTGCTACTGGTGCAGCCAAGTTTACAGGGACTCTTGCTGTAACAGGCAACGTATCTCTTGATGGTAATCTTCATGTCGATGATAAAGTTTGTGCATCTGCATTCTATGGAGATGGTTCTAACATTACAGGTGTTACTGCTACGATTGCAGGTAATATATCAGTTAGTAATGCAACAGTAGGTGGTAATCTATATGTTAGTGGTACTACAACTGTTGTGGGGGCTACACATTTACAAGCTGCTGTATCAGTTGGTGGTGCTGCACAGTTTGGTTCTACAGTAACAGTATCAGGAGCAACACAACTTCAAAGCACAGTAACGGCTGTTGGTGCAGCTACATTTAAATCTACAGTTACAGTAGAAGCTGCTGCTATACTTAAAAATAATGTATCTGTAGGTGGTACTTTTGCTGCTGCTGGTGCAGGAACATTTACTTCTAAGACAGAGTTTAAAAATGATGTATCAGTAAGTGGAAGACTTGATGTAGCAACATCTGCTTGTATTGGTGGTCTACTTAAAGCTGTAGGTAAAGCTACCTTTGAAGATGATGTATCGGTAAGTGGTAATATTATTATAGGTGGTAATACGTGTATAGGTGGTAATGTAACAGCAGCTTACTATTATGGTGATGGTTCAAATCTAACTAATGTAGAGGCTTCTGTTGGTATTGTTGATAATGTATCTGTATCAGGATATATACATATAGGTGGTTTATTATCTGTTAGTGGAACATCTAACTTTGTAGGTAATAGCACATTTAAATCCAATGTATCTGTTAGTGGTAATACTAATATAGGTGGTACAGTTACAGTAGCTGGAGCCGTTAGTTTAGCATCTACATTAAGTGTAGGAGGTGCATCACACTTTGCATCTACGGTAACAGTGGCTGGTGCTGCTGTATTTGAAGATGCTGTGTCAGTTAGTGGTGCTGTTAATATAGCAGGTAATACTTCTGTAGGTGGTACATTCCTTGCAACTGGTAAAGCAGAATTTGAGGACGATGTATCTGTAAGTGGTGCATTAATAGTAGGAGGAACTACAACTATTGTAGGTGCTACTCATCTACAAAGCACTGCTTCAATAGGAGGTGCAGCTACTTTTGCTTCTACTGTAACGGTGGTAGGTGCAGCAGCTTTAAAAAGTAATGTAACAGTAGGTGGTACATTAGATGTTACAGGTAATACATCTATAGGTGGTACATTTATGACTACAGGTGCTGCTACATTTGATGATGATGTATCAGTATCAGGTAATGTAAACATTGGTGGTACTACAACTATAGCAGGAGCTACAAGTCTAGGGTCAACTTTAGATGTAGCTGGTAATGTATCAGTAGGTGGTACAAGTAATATTACAGGCAAAGCAGAGTTTGAAGATGATGTATCAGTCTCTGGTGCATTAGTTGTAGGTGGAGCTACACAACTTAACTCTACAGTAACAATAGCTGGTTCAGCAATCTTTGAAGATAGTGTATCTGTAAGTGGTAATTTAGATGTAGCTGGTAATGTGTCGGTAGGTGGTACGTTCTTTGCTGCAGGTGGAATTACCTACGATGGTGATGTGTCTGTATCAGGTGACTTAGCTGTAGGTGGTAATGTATCAATAGGTGGGACTCTAAGTGTAACAGGTGCAGTTAGCCTAGCATCTACATTGAGTGTAGGTGGGGCTTCACACTTTGCTTCAACAGTAACAGTTGCAGGTGCAGCAGTCTTTGAAGATGCAGTATCTGTAAGTGGGGCTGTTAATATAGCTGGTAATACATCAGTAGGTGGAACTTTCTTAGCAACAGGTAAAGCTGAATTTGAAGATGATGTATCAGTCTCTGGTGCTTTAATAGTAGGAGGTGCTACACAACTTAACTCTACAGTGACAGTTGTTGGTAATGCAGTATTTACTGCTGACATACAAAAGAAAACAGCAGGTACATCTAACTTTGCTGCAGGTGTCAACGCAGGTAACTCAATTCAGTCAGGAGGAAACTATAACGTAGCAGTAGGTGATGAGGCTGGTACGGCTCTTAATACAGGCGATAATAATACATTTGTAGGCTATGCAGCAGGAGATGCTCAGACAACAGCTTCTAATAATGTTGCAGTCGGCCATAATGCTCTGGGTGCAAATACAACAGGAACAAATAATGTAGCCATAGGTGCTGGTGCTGTTGCCACTTGTACGTCAGACGGAAACCACTTAGTTGGTATTGGTTATCAAGCCCTTGCTGCTGCGGCTGCTTCCCAATTTTGTGTTGCGATAGGTAAGGATGCTGGACTTTCTATTACTTCAGGCGATGCAAATACTTTAATAGGTTATCATTGTGGTGATGCAATTACTACAGGTAATTATAATACTATGGTGGGAGCAAATGCTGGAAGTGCTACTACCGATGTTCCTAATGTAAATGCTTTTGGTTACAATGCTCTAACGGCTAATACCACAGGTCAATCCCTTTGTGCCTTTGGTTCTTATGCGTTAGATGCAAATGAAACGGCTAATGACAACGCAGCTTTTGGTCATGTAGCTCTAGGAGCAAACACTACTGGCACTGGAAATAATGCTTTTGGTAGTTCTTCTTTAGATGCAAATACAACAGGTTCTTATAATACTGCTGTAGGTCATGCTGCTCTTGGAGCAAATACAACAGCAAGTTACAATACTGCCGTTGGATATGGTGCTTTAATTCTTAGCGAAACTGGTGCTAATAATACAGCCCTAGGATATAATGCTGGTGCTTCTGTTACAACAGGGTCTAGAAATACTCTTCTTGGAAAACAGGCTGGAGATGCTTTAACTGAAGCAGTTGAGTGCGTGATTATTGGAAATAATGCAGGTAGCGCACTTACTACAGGTAATCAAAATATTCTTATAGGTGATAACGCTGCTGCTGGTGGGGCTATTACAGGAAATCTTAATGTAGTTATAGGCGATAATGCTGGCTATGCAATGGCAGGGGATACCAATGGAAATACTCTGATTGGTTCTGCTACTGGCGATGCAATTACGACAGGTGATAACAATACGGCTGTAGGTGCTTATGCTCTTACATCTGAAGATGAATCATCAGCTATAACTGCCATAGGATATAACTGTGCTAATAACCATAATGGTGGAACTGCTAATACTATGGTGGGAGCTTATTGTGCTGATGCTGTAACAACAGGAAGTCAAAACACTTATGTAGGAGATTCTTGTGCAGGAATAGCAACTACTGGTTCTGGAAATACAGGTTTGGGTCATCATGCTTTATCTACAATTACAACAGGTTCTAATAATACTGCTATAGGATATGAAGCAGGATATGGAAGTGGTGGTACAGCTACACTTAGTAGTATGGTTGCTATAGGTTATAGGGCTGCAAAAGCTTGCTATACAGGTGCAGAAGTAACTGCATTAGGTACTGGTTCTTTACAAGACCTTACAACAGGTGGATATAGTGCAGCAGTTGGTTATAATGCTTTAGAAAATCAAACAACAGGAAATTATAATAATGCAATAGGATGTTCTGCTGGTAATACTCTTACAACAGGAAGTCATGCAACTTTATTTGGTCATAATGTAGATGCAGCAGCAGCCGATAGAACGCATATTGTTGTGATTGGTACTAATAGTGAAACAGATAAAGGGTCAAGTACTGGCTTTATAAATGCCAATGGTGGTGGAAACTATGCTGGTAATAACAGTGCAGATTGGTCTACAACTTCTGATAGACGAATAAAAAAGAATATTATTGATAATAATATTGGTCTTGAAAAAATAAATCAAATTCAAGTAAGAAATTTTGAATACCGTAAACCTGAAGAAATTGATGAGTTACCTTCTAATTCAGCTATTCAAAGAGAAGGTATACAACTTGGAGTTATAGCACAAGAAATTAAAGAAATATTACCTGATGTTGTAAAACAAGAGAGTACAGGTTGTTATTCAGTAGACCCTGATAATATAAAATGGTATCTTGTTAATGCTGTACAACAGTTATCAGCACAAGTTAACGAACTAAAAGACGAAATTAAAACTTTGAAAGGAAAGTAAAATGAGTGAAGAATTAACTGCAGAAGAAATTAATGGACACTTCTCTGCAATGGACGATAGTGTTACTTTAATAAATAACACTATTGCAGATGATTCTGACGCACTAGAAATATTTCGCAGTGCAGAAGAAGTAAAGCTAATGATGAAACGTAATACTGACCATCTTCAACTCCAATTAGATAAAGATTGGGCAACAGAAGATAGTCGTGATAAGTCTTCATATACTGATGCTATCACTGCTGGCGTAAATTATATTAACGGATAGGAAAATGGAAACTGAAAACAACGTAGTAACAATTAACGGTCAAGAATATATTGAAGATAATCTTAATGAAGGTCAAAGGTATTTTATAAATCAGATACGTGACCTGCAACTAAAGGCAAATAGTTTAAGGTTTCAACTAGACCAAGTAGTTGTTGCTCAAGATAAGTTTACAGAAGAACTAATTAAAACAGTGGAGGTTGAAGAAGAGGAAGATAAAGTTCCTCAACTTAATTTAAACTAAATGTTTTACTATATATCAGTCATAGCCTTTCTTACACTTGCTCCCATGAATATACCTGTAGAAGAGCAAGCTGTAATAGGTCCGTTTCCAGAAAAATTTCAATGTGAGATTTATAAAGCACAAGTAGCGGATTTGGTTGATGCAACAGTTAATGCAGAAATAAAAAAAGCAAAATGTATAAAACAAGTAAAGAGTTAGAGAATAAGTAATGTCAGGTTTTCAAAGAAGTGTTATGATGTCTATGGGTGGTGGTATTGATATTACTACTACCTCTGATGCTGAGAATGTTAATCTCAGAACATTACTTGATGCAGCAGGGTTTGATAATGATATACCAACAAAGATTACCTATAGATTAAACTCTGGTGTGACTCTAACTTCTGCAGAACCTGGTACTAATCTTGAAGGTCCAGCATGGCAAACAGGAACTATTGGTAGTATACATACTTTAATAATATATATTAGTGGTGATATTAAAGGCTATGGTGGTGCTAGTGGTACTAGAGGTAGTGGTAGTGAACAACAATCACAAGCCAATGGTGGTAATGGTGGAGATGGTGGTGATGCCATGTCATTTGCATGTAATGCCACTCTTGTTGTAAACTCTGGTGCTTCTGTCCTCGCAGGTGGTGGGGGTGGAGGTGGTGGAGGTGGAGCCTTTGATGAGAGTGACCAACATGACCCTGTTGACCCTCAAGGTGGTCTTGGTGGTCGTGGTGCTGGTACTGATGCTGCTACAAGTGGTGGAGCAGGTCAAAGTGAGTCTAGTGGTGGCTCTGCTGCAACTTCAGGTGCTGGTGGTGATGGTGGTAATTATGGTGCATCAGGTAGTAATGGTTCAGCAGCAACACAAGGTCAAACTCAAGGAACAGGTGGTACTGGTGGTTCTGCAGGATATGCAGTTAAAAAGAACTCTAATACAGTAAGTGTTACAAATAATGGTACAATTACAGGTACACAAGGATAATTAAAATGTTATGGATATTATATCAGGAGATGTTAAATGGCAAGTACATACACAACTAATTTAAGGCTGACTAAGCAGGGTGATGGAGACAACCCTAATAGTTGGGGCCAGGTTCTAAATGATGGTGTCATTAGTCTTGCTGACCAAGCAATAGCAGGTTATACTGAAGTATCTATTGGAAGTGCTGCAACAGTAAACTTAACAGCCAATGATGGTGCTGATGACCAATCGCGCAATGCTTTTTTAAAAATAACAGGTTCAGTTGGACACGTAGCTACTTCAATTTTTCTTGTTATTCCTAATAAAAGTAAATCATATTCTGTATTAAATGCTGTGTCAGTTAGTGCTGGAGCAGTAGATTCAGTTGTTATGATGCGAGTAGCAGGTAATACTGGTGTTACTTTAGGAAGGTCAACTACTACATTTCAACATGTTGTTTGTGATGGAGCTTCAGTAAGAAGTGCTAATCTTTTACCAAATAATGTTTGTGTTGCTGATAATTTATTTGTAGGGAATAATACTCAAATAACAGGTACTGTAACAGTAGTAGGAGCAGGTACTTTTAAAGCTGCTGTATCTGTAGAAGGTGCTGCTAAGTTTGCTTCAACGGTTACTGTATCAGGAG